GGGGTTGTAGTTAGTTGGAACTTGAACGCGCTTGCCACGCAGCTTGACTGAAACATCTGGGATGCTGTTGAACTGACGTGCGTCAACCTTCAGCGCAAGCAGGGCAGTGTTGGGGTAGGCAAACTTCTCGTCGATAATTTCGACGTAGCTTTGCCAAATAATGCTGTTTTGAAGATAGGCAGTAGTGCTGTCTGGAGTTAAACGAGTGACTTTAATTCTCCAAGGTCCAGTGCCACTGAGGTCAAACTCATAAGCGCGTTGAAACTGGCTGTTGGATTTGCCCGTAACCGTTGGCTCGGCAACTGTGGAATATGCGCCACCATTGGCAGACACCTCAATTTTGTAGCTGACACTTGTTCCGCCAATATCTCCATTGCTTTGGTTGGTTGCCTGAAGTGCCGGATGATTGATAATGACCCGCGCACGCTCAGTATCAAGGTCGTCGATGGTGCGGGTGATCGCTCCAGTGGCAACCGTAACCGCTGTGCTGACGCCTACTGCGTTTTCAGTTGCGCTAAATCCGGTGATTGGCGTTTGGGTTTCATCCGTTCCAGTGCGTGAATCAACCGTGTAACCCTCAAAGTTGTAAGTCCCATCAACGTTTTGAATCGGCGTGTCATCTAAATAAGTATCCTTCGTAATGCTGTTGGGGAAGCCTTCGATCTCGCCTTCGCTCAGTGCATAAACCGTCTTGGCGAATGCAACTGAAAACAGGTTGTTGGAAACCTCAACTGATTGATTTGATGTGGCAACAGGATTTTGATTGCCGCCACCGCCGCCACCGCCGCCACCAGCACCGCTGATCTCAGGCAACTTTTTAGAGTCTTCCATCAGAGGCTGTTCTGCAGTTCCAGACCGAAGCTCAACACAGCCAGCGATCCGATGATGCGCTCACCGTAGAGCACTGGAACGACTTCGCCCTGCTGCGTGTTGGCGTTTGATTTGTCGAACGTAAACGATTTTTTCTGCTCTTCAAAGCTACGCCCTTCCGCTGTTGGCATCTTGGGCGTTGGTGTCAAAAGATCGGCGACACCGCCGAAAATAAAGCTAAGACCAGCCAAAGCAAGCGGAGTGCCTCCACCAACCGTGCCAAACACAATCGCCACGGAAGCAATTACTAACGCTACGCCAACTAAAATCTTGCCTACAGCACCTCGACCTGCCGGAATAGGAGCAAGCACTAAACGTTTGCTCATCGGCCACAGTAATTGGTTCTCCTCTAAGCCCTCGGCTTGATCAGTGATAACGCGCCACATAATGCCGTTATCGCTTGAGTCGAGAAGATACTGGCGCAACGCAGGGATCTGGACGCACAGCGCACGAACAGCTTCAGCCGGGGTTTTGACCGCAAGCTTGAACTGACGACCAAAACGACGCCCTGCCTCGCCAAGCAATCGGATCGTCACCATCAGCTTGCCCTCCGCACAACCATGTACGTATTCTCGCGGAAATATCCGCTGTAGGAAGTAATTCCAGCCAACCTGCCAATCAAATGTTGATACAGCTTGTTGGCAGCTGGGTCCTCCACTACAGCGACGTGATTGCAGACATCTTGGTTGCGGATTCTGAAAAGGATCACGTCCCCACGTACCAGTTCAGCGCCTGGTGGCAACTTGGCGAAGCCTTCAGCGGCAAAGTTCTTCTCGAAAAACACAAAACCGGGCTTGGACCATTCACCTTCGTACCGGCGCGGATAATCCCCCAGCTGAATCCCTAGTTGCTGCTTGTACCAGTCCCGCACAGCGGAATAGCAGTCATAAACGCCATAGTTCCAGTTACGCCCCAGCAAGCCTGCATCTTGAGACGGGTCCAGCCAAAACGCCTCACTCCCAGCGCAGTTCCAGACGGCGTAAGGCAGGTTCAGCGCCTTGCAAGCTTTTATGTCCGCTGGGCTAAATCCGCTGTAATTAGCGTGGCTATGCCAGCAAGCCTTTGCGTCTTCTAAGTAATCAGCAGTGTCCTGGGCGCTGATAACAAACGTGTCTGGTTCGTTGCTGGTGTTTTCGCACTCAACAACCGTGCCATCCAGCAAGATGAATCCGCATGTCTCCTTCGGGTATGCACGTTCTGCATAAGTCCGCATTGCTAGCCGCTGCTCAGCTGTAAGCGGGTTTTGCCACTGAGATAGCATCAGCCTTGTGAGTCAACGAGACCGGGGAAGCCACCAAACGGTAGGCGGTCAGTGTTGCCAAAACGCAGTTGGCAGCTGGTCAGACGTTTTCCGCAAACATCCTCGTCTGCGGTATAGACCTGAGTGTCATTTGCGTCGAAGTAAGTAACTCCGTCATAGTGGCAGCCAATATCGCTGCGATAGATCCACTGGCATTGTTCTCGCAGCAGACGACGCCCTGGAAGACTACGCCCCTCAAGATCAAATGGCACGGCTAGTTGAAACGTGACCGCTAATTTGGTCTCGTTTGATTTTTGCTCTACAACCCACTCATCTGGTCCCCAGTACGCATCGGGATCCGCTCCAGGGGTGCCGTCCAAGTAGGTCGTCAGCGTGCGGATTCGGCTAACTTTTGCACCAACCAAATCGCTGTAAGTGTTGGTCAATGCTGTAATCGCCAACCCGACGTTGGCAAAAACAATACTGGGCCGCTCTAGCTTGCCGCTGGTGTTTAGCTCGAAGCCATTGGCCTGCATCGGCACAGCCGTGTAGGTATTGCTGTCGTAGGTGATGTCGGTGCCATCAGTTTGCGACCAGTTGCAAAACCGATAGATCGACTGGTCAGTCGATCCAGCAGGCAGCAGCGTCGAAATATCCAGAGTGAAGAGGTCGATGACCTCCGGCATCTGGGTTTTGAACGTCTCAGCAACCGGGGGAGACTGTGTCATACGTAAACCTGCTGCAGGTCAAAAGACAAGGTGAAGTATTTGTTGCTGATAAACGAGAATTGCCAGCCGTCGCTAATGATGTAGTTCCGAGCCGCCAAGGTGAGCGTGACCTCTACATCGGTCAGATTGGCAATGTCCACCGAGGTGCAGATCCCGGTGGCCAAGTTAGCTGTGTAGTTAGCTGGCCGGGTCTCCCCAGCAATGGCTAGGGTCTGGATGTTGTCGTAACCGAGGTCAAGCGTTCCGCCCTCAAACTGAGCAGTAAACGTTTTAGTTGAATTCGGGGCTACCCAACTAAAAGCACGACCGCGTTGCCTCAGCAGGTAGGACTCAATTCCGTAAACTTCGTTCTCAAACAAGGGACCAGTGGTGCAAGACCACCGCTCCAGTTGGTTATTGAGGCCGTCGGTTAAAACCTGAGAATATCCGTCTCCAAACTGCGCTCGCTGGCTGCGGGTGGTGCGCTTAACGGTCGTGTCGAGCGCAATCTCCGCATTATTCAAGTTGATGTATGCCGTCATCGCAGTACACCTCCGCTGCGGCGCTCATTAACCAGCGTTGCCATCACGATACCCTGAACCTGGTTGGCGATTTGCTTCTGGGCTGCAGGAGTGAGTTGCTCACCCGTGTTTTCGACAGTGATGTTGACCGCGCCAACGTTCACACCGCCACCTCCAGCAACACCAAGTTTGCCGTCCGCGCCACGCTTGAGTGGCATGATCGCTTCCGGGCCGGCCTCACCCATCAAGCCGAAGCGGCCCGTGCCACCGTTGGCGTAAGCGAACATGGTGGGCTTGTCGACGATGCCGCCCATTGCGTAGCGCTTAAGGCCTTTGTCAAAGGCGGCGCCGTTCGCGGCCAAAAGCGACCCAGAAATACTGAAGCCCTGTGATCCCACTGCGCCAGGGGTCGCACCTGTGACGCCTCCTAACGAACCACCACCAGGCAGCAAACCGACAACGGTGTTCAAGATCGCCAGCGTGATCATCTTCGTGATGATTTGGGAGGCCATCTCCAGGAAGTAGTTGGAGACATTGCGGAAGAAACCGGCAAGCGCTTCCTGGGTGGTTGCGCTGCCGTTGATGACGCTGGCGAAGGATTGACTGAATGCGGTGCCGATGGCGTTAGCCGCGCCAGTGATCTGATTGACAGGGTTGAGCAGGTCGGTCAGCTCTTGCTTGAGCTGAGCGATGTTCTGGCGCATCTCCTGGAACGGAGTGGGGCTGATTTCTTGCTGATAGAGAGCCTCTGCCTCTTGACGCTTTCCAGCAAACTCCTCACCTGGGTAGGCCTTTTCAAGACGTTTCCGCTCGCGCCTGATTAGTAGCTGATTGTATTCATCTTTACTTATGAGACCTAATTTGTATTTTCTATCCTCGATCTCTTTATCAAAACTGGCCTGCAATTTTTGCTGCTTTTCAAGCTGCTTTTCAAGCTCTTTTGTTTCTTTCTCTCGGAGATTAAATATCGTCTTCCTAAAGGCTGCCAATGCCGCCTGCAGCTTCTCTTCCCTGTCAGTTGCCGGCAAAAGATTGTTGTCAAGGATCCTTTGCCTTGCGATCATGTAGTTGAGAGTTGCAAGCTCATGCGCCCCAACCTTGCCCGTGCGGTCAGCAAGTAAGCTTTGCAGCTCGACTAGTTTTTGAGAAACAGGAAGGCGTTTGCTTGAGCCGGTTCTAGTTCCATCACCGTCGCCATAGCTAAGTCCTCCACCTGCTGTTGGTTGCTGAACGTCAATTCCACTTGCGTCGCGCAATTTCATCTGACGCGCAACTGTTTCTTTGGCTTGGCGAAGCTGATTGGCAATTGACTGCCTAGTCCTATTTGTTGTTGATTCAGTAAATCCAGCTTGACGCGCTTCAAGGTTTGTAATCTCAGCCTGAGCCCTCTTCAGTTTGTCCTCGTCAAAGGACATATTCATGAACCTGGCAAGTGCGTCAGCTGCTCTGACGATATCTTTGACGATTGAACCAAAAAAGTTTTGAAAGGCCTCGCCAATAGGTCGCAGAAGGCGCCCAACACTTTCATTCAATCGCTCTAATTGAACCTGCAATCGAGCGCCAGCAGACGCCGGACCTTTGGCGATTGCTTCTGCGTTCTTGCCATAACGCTGAAATATCTTTACCGCAAACTTTTGAAAGTCTGCAAGCGTAACCTTGCCTTGCTCAAGAGCCTTGTCCAGCTCTTGAGGAGTCAGCCCCATTGAATCGGCAAACAGCGTAAATGCACCCGGCAATCGTTCGCCAATTTGTTGCCTTAGTTCCTCGGCACTGACCTTGCCTTTTGAAAAGACCTGAGCCGTTGCAGTTAAAGCTGCATCAACATCAGCAAGAGATCCACCAGTCGCTCTAACAGCAGCAACAATTCCATTAAACGCTGTCTTAGTGTCCTCTAGATTGCCACCCGCACCCTGAACAGATGCCTGCAGTTTGGTGAATTGTCTTGTGACAATCTCTTGGGGAACAGCAAACCTTTCGGTCGTCTTTTGAATAAACCTGAGACCGTTTTGGTATTCACTTTGACTAGTGGTAACACCTTTGAGGGCAATCCTGAGCTTCTCAAGATTGGCGGCGTACTCAGCAGTCCCCCCAAGAGCCTGACGCAAACCTCCAAGCTGAGCACCAATCGCAGCGCCAACTGCAGCACCTGCAGGGCCGCCAAGCGCTAAGCCGGCTGCGCCACCAATTGCGCCTTCTGGTCCACCAAAAACACCACCAGCTGCGATTGCACCAGCGCCTTTTGCGAGGCCAGCCAATCTATTGCCGCCTCCTTTTCTGCCTTCAGCCTTGTTCAGCGCAGCTGAATAGCGATTAATATCTTTTGTTAGCTCCTTGAATTGAGTACTGCCGATAATCGCCTGCTCGCGCAAAGCCTTCATCGCAGTTACTTGAGACCGAAGAGTCTCAATGTTCTTCTTGCCAGAGCCGTCAAAGCTGCGAACGCTACGAGCGACCTCGTCGATTCCAGAAGTGCTGGCCTTATTGGCAGCGCGCTGCAAGCCTCTTAGCTGATTTTGAAGTTTCTCAATGACCTGAGTGCCGCCGGCATCTTGGACCTTGAGAAGAATCTTGAGATCTTCAACCTGAGCCATCAGAGCGCTTCCTCAATTCAGTCAAGGCTGTCGCCTCCATGACCTGAAGACGCTCAAGCACATCCTTTCGATCCTCCACATTGTATAGGTCAAACAAGCCCCCAGAACAGACGAGCACTTCGTATTTCAAGCCAACCAACCCAGTCATTGAGATGTTCCACTGCGTTTGCATGCGCAGAAACATCTCTACTGCAGGCCAGTTTTCCTCCCAAACCTCAAAGTGATCTGGCTCTTGGGGCTTCGGTTTTTCTATTCGTATGCCAAAAGCAGCTGCGTCCTCTTGGGTTTTGTCTTCGACTATCTTGCCGCCGGCAACCCAGTAAATCGCAGCTTCTCTTAGTTTTTTGCTTCTGCCTCTGCGTATGTGGCGGTATACGCGCTTAAAACTGCGCGCGTCCAGTCGGCATCATCGGCGAATTCTTCCAGTGCGGATTTAGAAAATTTCAGCTCTGAACCATCCTCATCTTCGATTCCTTCCCAGCCGACCAACACCTTGCTAAGAAAGCTCACCCCACTGGTTTCAGCCATCTCCTCAAGCTGAGACATCTTCACGCGATTAAAGACTGCCGTGAAGGTCGACTCCTGAAATTCTCCGGGCCTCTCGCTGCTCGGCTCCGCAACAGTCACGGGCCATTTAAAGGTCTTCACCTTCTTGCGAACGAACGCCATAAAAACGAGTAGTAATTCGACTCCATATTACAACCACAAAAAAGGGCCGCATGAGCGGCCCCGAGGTTGGTGTGATTCGGCTCAGCTTACGTGTAGCTGAGGCTGAATTCATCATTCCCACTGGTGCTAGGCACGCAGGTATAGGGGATGGTCAGCATCGCAATACCGTCCTGATCGCCGTAGCTGACGTCGCCGATGTCCACGCGGGTAGACGCGAAATCAACGATGTTGCCGGCAACCGTGCCATGGGTGAAGTCCAAATTACCCAGGCTGGAATCGGTTAAAGCAGCAGCGAAGTAATCCTTCGTTGCGATGCTGATTGCTTCCAGGGTGGTAGAGCCAGTAGCGGCGCGGTCGGTGAGCAGCACCTCTTTAGTGCCGCCAACCAGCTCGCGGTAGACAAGGGAATTACCCAAGTCAAAGCTGAAGGACTGGAGTGCACCAGCATAAGAAAGCAGTTGGAAGCTGCTGGTGTTGCCGTTCTTGAAGATCAGCGGGGTGGCCTGGTTCGCGTAGGTCGCGGTAGGCAGGGCGCTGTCATCAGGAGCGTTGTACACGCCGGTAAAGCTGAAATCGATGGAAGGAATTTCTCCCACAGAAGCGTTAATGGAACAGGTGCCGCGAGCACCGGTCACCTTGTGACGCAGACCATCAATGTTGTAGTAGATAGTGACGCTGTCGAAACTTGCGCTCACCGGGGCGTAGGTGACGCTGGTGGCAGCAACGATCGTCTCGCTAAGGCCGCAAGCTTGAAGAGCTTTGCCATAAGCAGGAGCAGTGCCGGCGGTGCCGGAACCAGTCAGCTCAACGCTGAAGGTGCATTCAACGCGGGTATTAGCCAGCAGTTGCTCGGATGCACCGAGATAGGGGCGGACCAAGTCGCGGTTGACAACGTCACTCTGCTGGGGAGTGATGTTCAGATCCCGAACCAGTAC